AGGCGCTCGACGGACGCGCCGATCTCTGCCAGCACGACGGCCATGTCGACGGACGTTCCCTGCGCGCCATCCTTCCCGTCGCGTCCCGCCGCCCCATCGGCGCCGCGCTCCGGAGCAGGCCGATCCTCCAGCGCCTTCAGGCGCGCCTCGAGCGGCGCCTGGCGCTGGCGCACGAAGCTCTTGATCCCGTCGAGCACGTCCTCGGCGAGCTGTTCAACGTCCATTTGGTCGATCCTCAGTGTCTGCGCAGCAGGCCGGGCATGGATGCCAGCATCAGGGCCATCAGCAGGTCGTCTTCGGCGCCGCGGTCATGGCGGAAGCGCTCGCGGAATGCGGGCGGCACGTAGTACCTGCCGCCGCCTGTAGAAGCAGTCGCGGTCGTCAGCGGCTGGAAGCCATGCGTCGCAATCGACAGCGCTCCAGCGCCCGCCACCAACCCCTGAAGCGCGACACGACGGGTGATCATTGCCGCGTCACCGTCACGGTGTCACCGGACTCCGCGATGACCTGCTCTATCGCCCCTGCAGTGCGCAGGGTTGGCGAGACTGTGAGGGGGAATCCGGAACGCAAGCCGTGAATCAGGTGCAGTTCATTCAGCCACTCGTACAAGGCGACCATGTTCTGCTCGGCCGTCAGCCCATTTGTCAACAGGTGGCCCCATGTGTCGGATGCACCTCCCGACACCGTCAAGGACGCACTTTCTGCGGCGTGGGCATGCAACGCTTCAGAGATCGACAGCCACACGTCAAGCGTCAAGCCAAGCGAATCGGACGTATGTGCGTGGTTAGCGTCGGCGATGCTCAGGCCCGGCGTAACCGCCAGGGTGGCGTTGTCGGCCGCGTGGGCATGATCCGCGCCGTCCACGGCCAGCCACGCATCGACGCTCATCGCCACGCCGTCGGCGGCGTGCGCGTGCAGTCCGTCTGCGATCTGCAGATAGGAAGCGCCGGACAACACGATGCTGTCAGCCGCGTGGGCATGAGCGCCATTGGCGATGCCAAGCAGCAGTTCGGCGCTGAGCGTCAGCCCGTCGGCCGTGTGCAGATGCGCAGCATCCGCGGGCGCCAGTGTCGCCGTACTCGACGTGTCAAGGGTGGCGCTGTCAGCGACGTGCCCGTGTGCAGCCGCGTCGATGCCGAGCAGGCTGTCCGTGCTGGGCGACGGGCTATCCGCTGTGTGCCCATGCACGGGGCTGTCGACGGCGAGCGTTGTTGCGCCGGTGGTCGACAGCGCGATGTTGTCGGCGTTGTGCGCATGCCCGGCGGCGTTGATCGACAGGGCCGTGCCAGTGGACAGCGCCACGTTGCCCGCTGTGTGGCCGTGGGCGGCATCCTGCGCGGCGAGCTGGGCCGCCGTCGTGAACGCCGAACTCGCCTGAGGCGTCCCGCTGTTGCTGCTGGCCGAGCCGTCGTCGACGATGGCCCACAGCTTGTAGCTCGTACCCGGGCTCAGCCCGGTGATCGGCCCGCCCGTCTCGTCGCCATCGGTGCCGCGGATCGTGCCGTCGACGATGCTGCCGACGTAGCCCGATGCGCTCCAGCCGTTGCGGCCGTTGCCCAGGTCGGCGCGCGCCCAGGTCGCAGTGTCTGCGGCGGTGTAGACGGCGACGTAGAGGGTGTTTGCCATCGCCTCAGGCGTAGTTCAGCGTCACGCGGTAGCCGGCGCTGGTGGCGAGGATGTTCTCGGCGACGACGCCGGTGATGTCGGGCACGCCGGCCGGTGCGCTGTAGGTCGGCACGACGATGCGCTGGGGCTCGAATATTTGCCACGGTGCCTGCACATTGGACAGCAGCGCGAACATCTGCTCATCCGACAGAGCCTCGGACGTGATCGCGACGAGAGCGGCGCTGCCGTAGCTGGAGTTAGAGCGCGCGCGCTGGTAGCCGAGCCCTGATCCAGCGCTGCGTCTGATGCCTCCGTTGCCGCCGCTGGAACTGGCCTTCATCCCCCCACAGAACACCGACACGGATGCGCCGCGCTTGACCAGCCCGACCGGGTACAGGCTAGAGGCCGTCAGCCCGGATAGCGTAGTGCCGTACTCGTTGGTCGTCGGGCTGTCCACGTAGAAGGCATAGGCTGATGTGCCGTTGACGTTGATGCCCAGCACTAGCCCCCAATTCGCCCCACCGTATTCGACCGAGCACTCCAGCGCGTTGATCTCGGTCGGCGACAGCAATGCAATCACTGATGCGTCGGAGCCGACATTGAAATCACCGGCTGACCACGTGTAAAACTCGCCGGGTGCGGTGCTGCTATTCGGGCGCCAGCCGACCATTCGGCCTGCGGGGCCTACCCTAGAGAATGGATCGTTGGCGTTCGCTCCAGTCCACTCTGGGCTGGGCATGGATGGCAGCACCACTTGCGACCTGCCTGGCCAAACAGACGGATCGACGCACATCGCCCCCTGCGGTTGAGCCTGCCACGGCCAGACGTGCTCGATCAACGCCACGCGCCGGTCCCTCTCAGCGGATCAGGATGTTGCGCCGGCGTGCGTTGGTGCTGTCCGCCGCGACCAGCGTGTGTGCGCCGACGAACTGCCCGCGGTCCTGCGTTGACCAAGTCGTGCCGCCGTCCGTGCTGCGCTCCAACGTGAGCGCGAGCGTGCCCGTGCCGTTGGTGGCGCTGGCTGCAGTGACCGACAGCGTGATCTCGGCGCCGAGGTACTTGTCGGTCGAGTTGTCGACCGTGCTGCTCGCCGTGGTGCCGGTCGTCGCCGACACGGACGCGGCATTGATGAGCGTCTGTTCTGCCGACCACGACAGCGAGCCGTCCGACGCGAACTTGAAGTAGCGCGCCGTGACCGTGGTCGTGATGTTCTGGTTCTGCGTGTTGCTGGCGCGCAGTCGCCACGTATGCCCGAGCATCACTCAGCCCCTTTCAGTGCCGCGCCGACCTGCGTGTGCGTGATCGGCTCGCGCCGCTCGGCGATGCCCTTGAGGCCCGCGACCTCGTCGGTGGTCAGGATGCCGAGCTGCGCGAACTGGTCGAGCATGCCCCTCAGGGCGGACGCTCCGAAATCCAGCCCATCGCCGGCCAGGAACTGCAGTTGCCGGTGCAGCAGCGAGCCCATCACCTTCTGTTGCTCGTCGGCGCTGGCGAGCATCGTGGCCGCGGCGCCCTCCAACTTCATCAACACGACCTCGGCGGCGATCGGCCCGCCGGGCATCGCCTGCGCCATGCCCCGGGCGCTCACGTCGCGCGGATAGACGATGACCGGGCCGAGGCCAAGCACATCGGCAATCGCCTGCGTCGAGCCGGCGGCGATCAGCGGGGTGATCTGCTCGACCTCGGCGGTCGTCAATGCCCGGCCGACGAGCGCTTCGAGCGCGGCTTGTTGGGAGGGGGTCATCGTGTCACCTCAACATCATGAATGCAGCCGCGCAGCAGCGGCGGCGTCCAGAAAATCTGCGTCCATGCGGGCATCCTCGGCCAGCGCGACGGCGGCGTAGGCGGCCTCGACGGCTGCGTGGTTGCCGTCCTGCGCCGCGAGCACGATGCTCGCGCCACTTGCCGCGCTTGATGAGCATGCGCTTGGCTTCCCACGCCGGAATGGCACGCGAACCAGCTCCAAATCCAACCGCATTCATCACGTCGGCAACGGCTTGATCGCGCTGCCGGGCTTCGTCGGCAGGCACCTTGCCCATGTCATTGGTGATGACGTACGCCGCGCATTCGGGCGACGCCAGGATCGCGGCCTGAAGGGCGCGCAGTTGCTGTGCGTTCATCATGTCGGGTCGGCGATCTCGATGTCCCACGCGGGGAAGTTCACGGTATTGCTGCCGTTGGCCGTCAACGCCTGGCTGGTGCACGTCGTGACGTAGAGCAGCTTGCTATTGCTCACGTCCAGCAGCGCGACGTGCGTAGCCGTGCCGCTGGTGTCGATCAGTCCGCTGCTCTGCGCGCCCACCGTTGTCTTGCGCCCAGACGAATCTCCGTTGGCGTTGGTGAAGTCCGTGCTCGACAGCGTGACATCGGCCAGCGCGTACGTCGCATTGGCTTCTGCGTACGTGGTCGGCTGCGACGAGCACACGGTCATGCGCGTGACGTTGTTCTTCAGGATGTTCAACGCGCCGTCGAGCACGTCGTCGTGGACTGTCTTAGCCATTGGTATCTCCCAGGCCCAGGGCCGCGTTGTGGATGTCGAGGTTCGTCGAGCCGACGGTCAGGGGTGCGGCCGCCTGGCCGACTTCCGCCGCCCAACCGAGCGCGATGAAGCCGTAGGCACGTGCGTCGTCGACGGTGCGGATATCGCCTTCGTGGAAGGTGTCCGTTCCATCCCGGAACGTCGTCTTGCATTCGATCTTCATGGACTGAGTGCCTCGTGATGTAGGGGTGTGATCTGCACGAATTCGATGTCGTCGAATTCATTCCTGCGCGGCACCAGCTCGAGCAGCGCCGGCGCGCCGACCGGGCCGGCCGTGACGCGCGAAGTTAGCCGCGCATCGCCGGCACGCTCGAAGACCGCCTGCCACGGCACGAGCGGAGGCAACACGGCATCTGCGCCGTCCTTGCCGTCGCGTCCGGCAGGGCCGGTGCGGCCTGCGGGGCCGGTTTTTCCGTCGCGGCCTGGCCGGCCGTCGACGCCGTCGTTTCCGTCCTGCCCCGGCGGGCCCATCGGGCCGGGCGGGCCGCGCCGGATGTCAGGCATGCTCTGCTTCCATGCGCTTGCGCAGCGCCCGCGCGAAGGCGTAGCCCTTGTCCTGCGGCGGCGTCGCGTCCGGGGCCTTCGGCGAGGATGACGACGCGGCGCTGAACGGGTCTTCGCTCGCATCCCGCCGCGCCAGCGCGGCCAGGCTGAAGTTCTGCTGCTGCAGGTACGGCGTGTCGCCGCCGGTCACCGGCGGCAGGCCGAAGCGTTCGCGCGCCTCGTCGGGAGATTCGACGCCGCGGCCGACGAGCATGGTCTCGACCTCGGCCTGCGTCTTCTTGTCCATGCGCAGCAGCGCGTCCAGGTCGAAGTCGGTGCCAAGCTCGCGGCCTTCGATGCTGACGCCTTCGCCGATGCCGAGGCCTTCGTCGAGGCAGGCCTCCATGCCTTCGATGAGGCTCTGCAGGCACTGGTTGTAGTACTGCTGCACCGCAGGCCCGATGTTGCCGTAGGGCGGCGCATCGGCCGCGCCGACCATGAATGGCGGCACGTGGTAGACGCTGCAGATCTGCGGCGCCGTCATGCCCATCTGTTCAACGAGCTGCGCGTCGGTCGGCGTGACGGAACCGGGCGTGTACGAAAGCCCGTCGCCGAGCACGGCGACCTTGCCCGCGTTCTCGCCCGAGAAGTTCTCGTCGAAGTGCTTCTTGATGCGCGCCGCCGTCTCGTCGGAAATGCGCGCAGGCGCGGTCAAGAAGCCGCCAGGCAGGCTGCGATTGGCGAAAAATGCCTTGCTGCTTTGCTGGATCTTCAGCGCCTGCTGCGCCGGCAGCGTGGCCGCGTACAACGGCGGCACGCCGACGAGCGGGTGGTACAGGCACACGCCGCGGTCGTGGATGATTTCGCTCGCGGGCACCGCGTCAACTTCGATCGGCAGCTTATTCAGGTCGTCTTCGTTGAGCCTGTAATAGACGCTGCCGTCGGGCGCGACCAGCGGCTGCACGCGGTTCGGGTCGAGCACGTACAACGCGACGACCACGCGCCGCGCGTCGCGCACCTTCAATACGTAGGCGTTGCCGTCGGCGAGCTTGCTGCCGATCCAGCCTTCGACGAACTTCTGCCGCGTCTGGAAGTGGTTCGGCTTGCGCAGGACCGGGCTGTAGGCGGGGCTCGTCGTCTCGGCCCAGATGCGCCCGCGGCGCTCGACGAGGCGCAGGCGCAGCTTGCCGATGTCGCCGGCAATGAGCGTGTGGCAGGCGTAGACCGTGCTTTGCGCGAACAGGTCGGTGACCTCGGCCGCCGCATCCTGCTGCCAGGCGCCGGGCTTCCAGTCGAAGATGCGCATCCAGCCGCGGCTTCCATCGACGCCGGCCAGCGTTTGCGGCGCGGCCTTGCGGCGGGTGATCTCGAGACCGAAGGGCAGGCGCATCAGGCGTCCGTATCGTCGATGTCGTCTGCCGCCTCGAATGCATCGGCAGCGATCGGCGCCTGCTCGGCGACGAGTGCAGACGCTTGCACCGGCTCGCGCGGGGCTTCGGCCACCAGATCGCGCCGCTTGTAGCTGCGCTTCGGCTTGGCGGCGGCGCGAGGCGCTTCGTCAGCGGGTCTCGTGCGCACGACTTCGGCGCGGCCGACCGCAAGCAGCACGCGCGCGTGCCGGCGGGCGGCGTCGAACTCCCCGCCTGCCGGCACGATCGCGCGGCCGTACCGCAACGGCTTGAGGGCCTTCAGCTTCATGGGATTCTCCATCGCAGACGGGCCGGCGCCGTAGCTGCCGCCGGCCCCGTCTTCATCACGACGTGGTCATGCCCGCGCCGACGCCGTAGTTCGCATCGCCGATGTACGCCACAGCCGAGGCGCGGCGCTTGGCGTAGTTGATGCGGCGCACGACCTTGAAGCCGATGCTGTCCTCCTGCCACAGGCTCACCAACGTGGCGCTGGCCGCGGTCGGCGTGTCGGTCGCGCCGGTGGGCGCGTCGTCCTGCTCGATCGTGGCCGTGTCGCTCATGCTGACCTGCACGCCGCCGTCGCCGATCTTCCAGATGTCGCTCGGCTTGAGCAGGATCAGGTCACCGGCGCCGACGTTGTCGCCGGTGTAGACCTGGTCGCCCAGCAGCGTGCCACCGCTCGCGTTGAGGCCCGGGAACTCGGTCTGGCCGAGTGCGTTGACCATCAGCGAGATCGCCTTCGCGAGCGTCGGCTGCATGACCATCGCCAGGCCGCTGGCGTTCTTCGCAGCCAGGAAGCCGGCATACAGCGCCAGGATGTCGGCGCGCAACGCGTCGGCATCGACGCCGCTCGAATTGCCGGCGCTCAGGCCGTTCAGCAGGCCGGCCGGCGACACGCCGGGAGAGGTCGGCGTGGCCGACAGGAACGTCGTGTCCACGCGCTGGGCGCTGGCCTGCGCGATCGAATCGCGGATCAGCATCTCGGCGGCGGGCGACGAGTCGGCGATCAGCTCCTTGGAACAGACGGCGATCGCGCCGACCTTCAGCGGCGTCAGCTCGACGCTCGAGAAGTCGGGCTTCGAGACCTTGATGGCCTTGCTCTCGCCGACCCAGTAGCCAGTGGCGGCGCCGTCCTGCCCCTTGACGTGCACGCGCGCCGGGATCGGACGCAGCGGCAGGCGGTCGAAGACCGTGAGGCCGTACAGGTACTCGATGAAGTCGCCGGAGAAGCGCGTGTCGCTGGCCGCCAGCTCGGCGCCCCACTCGCCCGAACCCGTGCCGCCGCCGGCGACTGCCGCCTTGATGTACTGCACCAGGTTCGGGTTGGTCTTGCCCCAGCGCTGCTCGGCGATCTGCGCCGGCGATACGAAGTTGCCCTCGCGCATCTCGATGAAGGCGGCGGCCTTGGCGATGAACAGGCGCGTCATGGCCTGGCCCTTGAACTTGTCGTCCGGGTCTTCCTTCTTCGCGAAGACGGTCGGGCCCTTGCTGTAGGACTTGCTCACCGGCGTAGCGGCGGCCGCGTTGGCCTGGTGGTACTTGGCGACGCGAATGTCGTCGTCGAGCGACTTCACCTCGTCGGTGAGCGCGTCGAATTCGGCGCCCTCGTCGTCGGTGAACGCGCGCGATTCGGCTTCGCGGGCGTCGATCAGTTCCTTCAGGCGCGCGTTCTTCGTGGTGCGCGCCTCGACCATTTCTTGGATCGTCTTCATCACAGTGCCTTTCTGGCTTCGGGGAAAAGAATGGGCGCCCGAAGGCGCCCCGCTGCGTTGGCCAGAAGCGCCGGGCCGGTGTCGATCGCCGCCCTGGCCCAGCGCGGCCAGATGCTGGCGGTCGATCGACTTGATGGCGGTGATGTTGGCCTCTTGGTTGGCCGGGATCGTCACCGCCGAAAGCTCTAGCCACGTCCATTTGAGGATGCGATAGCCGTAGCTGTCCTTGATGCGTTCTTCGTCGAGCGACCGAAAGCCGATCGAAAGGCCGCGCACGAGCTTGCTCTTGAGGTACTGCCAGGCCGTCAGCAGCCGGTCGCGCAACGGCCCGGCGTCGGGCACGTCGGCGACTTCGCCCTCGATCTCGATGCCGTGGTCGGTCACTGTGGCCTTGGTGATCCAGCCGATCGGATCGTAGGAGTCGTGTTGCCACAGCAGCGGCAGCGGCAGCTCGAACTGCGCGCCCTTGGGCTCGACCACGTCGCCCATGCGATCGGGCGTCGGCGTGCTCGCGATGCCGCGGAAGGTACGCCGGGCGCCGGCCTCGTCGACGCTCTTGATCTGGATAGTGGAGTACGCGCGTCTCATGTTCACCCCGCGAAGAAGACTTGGAATTCCGCCCCTGCGGTCGGATTGCGCGCCATCAACGCGGCCGCATCGAACATCGCCATAAGCGGGTCGATCTTCGACGTACCGCTGGCTTGTTTCGTGATCGTGAATGCGTTCTTTTGCACCTCGACGCGCGCGTTGCCGACCGCCCAGGCCATGATCGGTTGGTCCGCATGGACCAGTCCGTCCTCGGTCAGCTTGCGGTCGCAAGCGATGATCGGGCCCATGAGTGTCCAATTTTGCGGCACTGCCTGCATGCGTTCGTCGCCGATGCCGACCGCGTTGAACTCGTCCAAGATGGCGTCCACGCGTGCGCGATCGACGCCGATTCCCTTTTCGGCGAGCAGCCCCGTCGCGTCTATCTTCGCGACCATTTCGCCGATTTCCGTCACCTGTTGCGCGAGATCATCTGTGATTGTCAAGTCGCCGTCATCAGCAAACCCGCGCCACCGCGCGGCCTCTGATTTGCGCAACGCAAGTGCCGAACGCTTCACCCAGCAGTGACACCAGCCGAGCCAACGCCCAGTATCGCGCTCGCGGCCCATCACGAATAGCGCCGACATATCATCACTGCCGCCAGCGTCGACGCCGACCGTGACGACTTCGGAACGTTCGAGCAACGCATCAAGCGTCAACAACGGATCGCCGTTGCGCTCCCAATAATCCGCACCGGACCAGCGATCGGAACGCAGCGCCAATCCGACTTCGACGTTCAAATGCTTGGCAAGAAAGCCGCGCATCGAATCTTCGCCGTCATAGTCGGCTTTCTGAAATTCTCGTTCGAGGAATTCTTGGTCGACCGAATACCCCAGGTTTGGGTTGACGATCCCGAAGTTTTCGGGCTTGCGATGTTCGCCGGCCCGAATCATTTCGTCCGGGAATTCATAGATGATCGGCACGAAGCGCGGATCGACGATCTTTCCGTCGCGAACGTCGCGCGCGTATTGCAGCTTCTGCTTGAACACGCCGGCCGGCGGGTCGTCGCTCTGCGTCGTGAGGTAGACCGTGAAGCCTTCGGGCCGGCTCGCCAGCCCGCCGGTCGCTTCGCGCAGCATGTTTTCTGCGTCGGCCACCCGCCCGAACAACCACAGTTCGTCGACCAGTGTGCCGACACCTTTCTTTCCGCCAACCGTATTACTGTCAGCGGCCAGCACCTTGCAGGCCGCGCCGCTATTGCGGTTCGTGAGCGTCTTGACGTGCGATTGCGCGTGAATCAACGCGGCCAGGTCTTCGTCCACACGTTCCAAGCACATATCCCTTGCTGGATAGAAGCTGTTATTGGCAATCTCGACCGTGGGCGCGAGGATTGCAAACTCGGCAGACGCGCGCCAATTCAATATCAACGCCGTCATCATGATGCCCGCCGCGATCGTCGATTTGCTGTTCTTCTTCGGGATCAGGATGAACCACTCCGTAATGAGCCGGCGCCCAGACTCGACCTCGTAAGCGCCGAAGATCGACGCAACCAGATCGAACACCCACGGCGCGCACGCCTCTCCGAACGTCGGACTATTCGGCGCATCCACGATACGCAGCGCCTTGAATACCCGCAACGCTTCTTCGGCCTGCGCGGGGAAGATCGGCGGCGGGATGATCGACTCGCCACGCCGCAGCCTATCCGCCCAATCCGGACAGGCGGTACTCCATTCCATATGTTCAACCGACGAGTTTCAGCGGCGCCGCAGTCGGCTTGAACTTGCCAGCGACCTTCGCCGCCTTTGCCGCGACCTCGTCCTTCATCCCGCCATCGTGGCGCTTGGTGTGCGTGTATTGCACAGCCGCAATTGCCGCGCGAACCTGCAACGGCGTAGCGTCAACCAGCCCCAGCGCGACATCCTGCAGCAACTTGAGCATGTCAGTCGACGCGCCAGAATCGCGCATAAGCTCCCCAGCGGACGCTAACTTGCACCCAGCTATATCAGGGTGCAAAACTGGCTCTGGTCGCGGTTTTGGCTTTCTGCCGGCGCCTTTCCGCGCTCCACCGTGTCCGCATGCCATCTTTGATTGCCCTTGAATGGGGTTTTGATTGTCCAAATGGG